GAGATTGTTGATGTGATTGGCGACGAAGAAAGGACTTTGTTAAGTCTTGGACGAATCGCGCCTTATGATGAACCAATTATTGAAAACAGGTCTATAGGCTTAGAAGAATCAACAGAGAAGCCTAAGCGCCGCAGAGTTAAGAAGACTGATGCCAGTTGAGACTCAAGAAGATAGATTGATAATGCTGTCTGACTTTGGCGTAGATGCTACTTATACGCCTTTTGGCGGCAGTCCTGTCGTCATTAAAGCTATCTTTCTGAACGAATACTACGCGGTCGAAGCTGGTACTGTTGGCATGGAAATGAGCCAGCCGATGGTAGTAATCAGAACGGCTGATGCCCCTGCGCTTGCTCACGGCGATACGTTTGTTATTGAGTCAGTGACGTATAAGACAGTAAATGTTCGCCCAGACGGAACAGGAATGACTGAAGTAGCGATGGAAGAACAATGAGTCACGTTAGGCAGCAGATAAGAGAACAAGTCGCATCTACTTGCACTGGTTTAACGACTACTGGCTCAAACGTGTTCCAATCTAGGGTTTATCCTTTACAAGACTCAAATCTTCCTGCTTTGTTGATTTATACCACTAACGAAGATTCTGCTACCGATATCATGGGTGGTACGCTGGTGGCCCAGAGAGAAGTAGTAGTTTTGATAGAAGCGTTTGTCAAAGCAAATACAGACTTTGATGATGTGGTAGATACTATTTGTGCTGAGGTTGAGGTTGCACTTGGCGCTGATAGGACATTGAATAATCTTGCAAAATTTATACAATTAACATCTACGGAAATCAGCTATAATGGCGAAGGAGAAAGCCCCGTGGGTGTTGTCAGGCTGTCTTACGGTGTACAATATAGAACAGCAGTTAATGACCCTAGCACTTCATTATAGGTGATTTATGGAATTAAAAAGCCCAGACGGTAAAACTACGATTGTAGCCCATCCGTCCAAAGTTGAATCCATGCTCGCAAAGGGATGGACATCAACAAAATTAAAATCAACGCCTAAAGCCAAAGTTGAAAAGAAGGCCAAGGCTGAAGAAATTGAAGATAAGGAGTCATAAATGGCTACACATATAGGCAGGGATGGCATTATAAAAGTCGGAGGAACTTCTGGACAAGAAGACGGGACTGTTGTTGCAAATCTCAGAAGTTTTTCTATTGAGGAAACAGCCGATACTGTTGAATATACTACAATGGGATTAGATGCCAAGGTGTTTTTGCCAACTACCACATCGTTTACAGGTTCAGCCGATGTTTATTGGGATGAGGGTGATGCAGGACAGACAGCTTTGGCGGTCGGCTCAAGCATTACAATCAAATTTTTTCCAGAAGGTGATTCTACAGATGTTCCAGCAGATACCTTTTATCAAGGTTCTGCTATCGTTACAGGTGTTAGTCGTTCAGCGTCTTTTGATGGAATGGTAGAGGCTTCCATAACTTTGCAAGGTAGCGGTGCGCTAACTGACTACACTGCAACACCGTAAATAGGAGATAATCATGCCCCATGTAGGTAAAGATGGCGTATTAAAAATTGATGATGTCGCTGTTGCACAACTAAGAAGCTTTTCTGTTGAAGAAACTGGCGATACCGTTGAAGACACCACTATGACTTCAACCTTTAGAACTTATAAACCAACGTTGACATCATTCACTGGGTCAGCCGATGTTTACTGGGATGAGACGGATAGCGGTCAAAATGGCATCGTTATTAACGATGAACCAAGTATTAAATTCTTCCCAGAAGGGGCAGATGCTGGTGATACTTATTATTCTGGGACTTGTATTGTGACAGGCATTAGCGTTTCGTCGTCTTTTGACGGAATGGTTGAAGCATCAATCACTTTTCAGGGTAAAAGTGCATTAACTAAGACGACTGTATAATGGGAATTCTGGAGAAGGCACAGGAACATTATAAGACGGTTTTGGCGTCAGACCCTAAGCCGATTGATATTCCTGAATGGGGTGGGCGTTATTTTGTGCGCCCACAGATTTCTGTTAAGAAGAAAATGGAAATCCAACAGAAGCTGACATCTGATAAGATGGATGAAGGTTTGGCTTTGACGCTTATCTATTATTTGATAGATGACAATGGCGAGCCATGCTTCAAGAAATTAGAGCTAGTAGAAATAGTTCGTTCAGTTGACCCAGATGTTTTAATTCGTGTCGCTGGTGAAATTGCAGAGATGCAGCCTAAAGATGAGGACATGGAAAAAAACTCCTAAACGACCACGCCCTACTGTTCTGCTATCAGTTGGCAGAGATTCTTCACAAGACAGTTGATGAGATTCTTGAGATGGGGGTGGTCGAATTCCAAGGATGGGTTGCTTATTTTGAGGTAAAGAATCGTGGCAGTTAGTCCTTTAAATATTCCAATAACCGCTCAAGACAATACTGGCAAAGCATTTGCCTCTTTGAATAAACGTCTTGGCAGTCTTAATAAATCAATCGGTGCATCAGTCACCAAAATTGCAAAGATAGGCGCAGCGTTCGCTACGGCTGGCGTCGCTGCTGGGGTAGCCTTGACCAAGGCGTCAATGGTCAGCGTTGATGCGCTTGCTAAGACTTCAGACAGATTAGGGATTGCCACCGAGTCGTTAGCTGGACTTCAACATGCTGCAAGCCTTGCCGGTGTAGAAAACAGAACCCTAGAAAAATCACTTCAGAATCTAGCTGTTGGTGTTAGCGACGCGGCTGATGGTACTGGTGTGGCAAAAGACGCTTTGATTGAATTAGGTCTTAGTGCTGGCGTTTTAGAACAGATGCCTTTAGACCAACAGATGCTAAAAGTCGCTGATGCGATGCAAGGGGTAAAGAATCAAACAGACAAAGTTAGAATTGCCACAGACCTATTCGGTGCTAGGGGTGTTGCTGTTTTAAATATGATTGGCTCAGGTTCTGAGAACCTAGCAACGATGGCGGCAGAAGCAGAGCATTTAGGCATTGCTGTTTCAAGAGTAGACGCAGCAAAGATTGAGATGGCTAACGATGCTGTCACAAGAGCCACCGGAGTGTTTACTGGACTAGGCAATCAATTAGCGTCTAATTTTAGCCCATTAATTAAGACTGTCGCTGACAACTTCAGGCAAGCAGCATTAGACAACGAAGACTTCGGAACTATAGGTGAAAGAGTTGTTCGCGTCCTTTTAAACGCATACGGACTTTTGGCAGACGGAGTTTTTTATCTTCGACTAGGATTTGCAAAGCTGTCCGTCAAATTGCTGGAAGTCGTTGAAATAATATTAAACAAAATAAACCCAGCCTTTCAATTCTTAGCTGAAAAATATAACGCAATGGCTGGCGTGTTCGGAATGGATTTGATTGATACAGGCAAGGTTGAGGCAATGTCTGCGAACATGGAAGGAGCGATTGGATTAGCCTTAGACCGAGTTTCTGAGATGTTGAATGGCCCATTGCCAAGCGAAGGGATAAATGCAACCTTTGACGGAATTGTTGAATCAACGAGAAGGATGGCAGAGCAAATAGCAGAAAATGCACCGGCCAAAGTCATGCTTGATGATATTAATAAGAATGGTGGCGAATTATTAGAAAGATTGACATTCTTCCAAGAACAAGCAGCAGAAGGCGCTAAGAAGCGAAAAGAGTTTGAGATGAAATCTGCAACAGCGCAGACAAGCCATGTATTAGGCGAATTAAGCAATCAATTCTCAGGTATAGCTAAGAACAACAAAAAACTATTCGCGTTGAATAAAGCCTTCCAGATAGCTCAGGCAATTATGCAGACCTACCAAGGCGCTACGCTTGCCCTTTCAAGTTATCCACCACCGTTATCGTTCATTATGGCTGGTGCACAAGTTGCTGCTGGTTTAGGCCAAGTCGCACAGATTAGAGCGCAGTCCTTTGAGGGTGGTGGTTTTACTGGTGTTGGTTCCCGTTCTGGCGGCATTGATGGAAAGGGCGGATTTCCAGCTATATTACACAAAAACGAATCAGTCATAGACCATACGAAGGGTCAAGGGCAAGGCATTACGATTATCAACAACATTGACGCAAAGGGCGCTGACGCAAACGTAGATATGAAGATTCGCGCTGCAATGCAACAAAGTTCGCAGCAAACAGTCGCTACAATACAAGACTTGATGCGTAGAAGGCGTTTCGTATGACAACCTATACATTCCCAAGCATAACGCCATCATCCAGTACGTTTGAGCTGGTGACGAATACAAGGACGTTTCAAAGCCCTTTGACTAACGCAGTTCAGACGGTTGGCAGGAAAGGTTCTCTGTGGAAAGCCTCGCTTCAGTTTAATAATTTAACCGGCGACAACAGGGCAATCATGCAAGCGTTTCTGACTAAGTTAAACGGTCAAGAGCATAGGTTTTTCTTGCCCGACCATTCTTACGTCAAGAGAGGCATAGCGCCTGACCCTGCTGATAGCTTGGAAGTTAATGGTGCTGGTCAAACAGGGTCTACCCTAATCGCTGACGGTGCGACTTTGAGCCAGACGGGATATTTAAAGGCCGGTGATTACATTGCCTTCAACAACGAGCTTCACATGGTCACAGATGACTGTAATTCATCAGGGATTGGCGAAGTAGCTATTCCGATAGCACCGCCGATTAGGAAGCCAACGGACAACGACGACCCAATTGATTATCTATATCCTGTCCTTGGTGTCTTCATGCTCGCAGGGTCTACGTCTTGGGATACCCAGCCAGGTCTAGTGTCTAGCTTTACGATTGAGGCAGTCGAGGATGTCTTAGCATGAGCAGAGGTTTCCCACCAACAGTAGCAACGGCATTAGCCCAGCAGCATGTTTCTATTGTTACGTTTGCAAAGCTAGAATTCCCTTCTGGTACTTTGTACGTTCACAACTCAATCGGTACTTATAACTGGGATAGTCAAGATTGGTTAGGTGTCGGCGATTTAGGTTCTATTAGCCAAGTAGAAGAAGGGCAAGACGTTAGCCCATACGCGATAACTTTAACGCTTTCAGGGCTTGACGCTACGATATCTGGTGCAGCACTGACAGAAGACTATTTCATGCACCCTGTCACGGTTTATCTCGGAGTCTTAGATGCTGACGATGCACTGATTGCTAATCCGACAGAGATTTGGGCTGGATTTATGGACCAGATGAATCTAACCGTTGGGGCAGATGGTGGTGACGCTATTCAATTAATTGCCGAATCTGAGCTATCACGTTTTGATAAGTCTGCAAATCTCATGTACACCAACGCCGCCCAGCAAGAAAGATACGCAGGAGATTTATTTTTCAGCCATATTCACAAGGTTGAAGGTGCTAAGTTCAACTGGGGAGCTAGGACTGCTGGTGGCAATTACCCTGAAGATGATGCTACACGTTTAACAACTCAAACTGTTGATTAATGCAGTTGCAAGTTCTGCAAGCGTTAAACAAATGGCAGCGTCGGGATTTTACCTACGGCGACGCTGATTGCTGCCAGTTTGCTGGGTTCATTGTAAAAGAGCTGACCGGAAAAGACTATTTGACTGATTTCCACTATAATTCAGAAGACGAAGCGTATCAGATAATCAGGTCTAACGGCGACCTAGAAGACACTGTTTCAACGGTCTTAGGCGAGTCTACAGACGAGATTGACAGTCTCCCTGATGGTAGTCCGGTATTGATTACCTTGCCTGAGACACAGCTTCTAGGCGTTAAATTAGGCAATCAAGCAGTATGTCTGACGTTAAAAGGTCTGGCTAGAATGCCTAAAGAATTCATCGTTATGGGATGGAAGTTATGGGGCCAGTAGCACCCTTTTTATTGTTTTTGCAAAATGTCGGTATTGCAGTAGCAGGCGCTGTCGGCGGGCTTGGCGCTGCCGCTTCACTTGGAATAGCGCAAGCAATAGCATTAGGAGGCGCAGTTATTGCTGGTGTTACGCTAGTAGCAAACAAAGCTATTGCTTCTTTGTATGAAATCGACATGCCAAAGGTCGATTCCGATGCGTCAAGACAAAGAACAGTCAGGTCAACCACTGAACCTTTCAAAATCATCTATGGTGAGACGCTTGTCAGTGGCCCTATTTCCTATATAGGGATGTCTGGAACTGACAACGAAGACCTTTATCACGTCATAGCCTTAGCCGGTCATGAAGTCACAGATATTACGGATATCTACTTTGACAATAAGCTGATAGAAGATTCTCAGATAAATGGTGGTTCTAGTGATGGCGGTAACGTCACAGCAGGGACTTTTGGCCCTAAAAACAGCACGACTATTTGTGTAATCAACAAGCATTTAGGAACGGCTACACAAGCTGCTGATTCTATGATGGCTGGCACGTTTGCTGATTACACTACAGAACATCAGGGTAAAGGCATTGCTTATATCGCAATGAAGTGGAAGCTGAACGAAGACTCAGCAGAAGTCTGGGACAAGTACGCACCTTCAGACATTAAGGCTATCGTCAAAGGTAAAGCTGTCTACGACCCAAGGCTAGACACAGGCGGTTACGGCGACGACCCTACCAATGATTTGTTCATTACCTATAACGCATTGGCTGGAAGTTATGTCGGCCAAGGACAAAACCCTGCGCTTGTGTTGGTTGATTACCTAATCAACGATGACTTTGGAATGGGTATTGCCCCATCAAAAATAGACTGGAATGCAGTAGTAACTGCTGCCGATGGATGTGATGTCTCTGTTGACGTTCCTGGCGGCACTCAAAAGAGATTTACCTGTAACGGTGTTCTGTTCGGCACAGATTCAAACCGAGCAAATATAAACAAAATCCTATCCTCAATGAATGGCTCGTTGGTTTATTCCAACGGCAAATACATTATCAGGGCTGGTATTTACGAAGCGCCAACTGAAAGTCTAAATGAAGATGACCTTATCGGTGCTATTGGTATCAAGACATCGTTTGAGCGGTCAGACCGATTCAACACGATTAAAGGGATATTCATCGACCCCGCTCAGAATTATAAATCTAGCGAGTTTCCAAAGGTACAGTTAGCTGACGCTGTAACAAGAGACAACGGGGAAATACTGGAAAAAGAAGTACAGTATCCCATGACTAACTCTAGCTATATGGCTCAGAGACTGTCTAACAAATTAATCCAGTTAAGCGACCAGCAGAAAGTCGTTAGCTTCCCAGCGAACTTGTCAGCGTTACGAATCACCGTTGGAGATAGGGTTGAAGTATCTGTTGAGGAATTAAGCTGGTCAAATAAAGTCTTTTTATGTGTAGGCTGGACATTCTCAGAAGAAGGCGGGGTTAATCTTACTCTTAGAGAGGATTCTAGCACTTCCTACGCCGACCCACTTCCCGTTGCCTATTCAACCATTACCGCAACCGGGGACATCACAGACGCATTTAGAGGCGTTCCTAGCCCATCTGGATTAAGCGTTACGCCGGGTTTAAAGAGCAACGAATTAAACTGGGTCAATCCTGGTCGCCCTGCTGATTACGGGACTATCTATGTCTACGCATCTCGTAACGGTAATTTTAGTTCAGCAGTTAAGATAGGTGAGACAGACGGTACACAGTTTATTCACGACGCATCAAACAAATCTTTAATATTTTCACCTTCAGTTGTTAATGTTGGTGACACTTACACGATTAGAACCGTTGGGGATACAAACTTTGTGGCGATGGGCGCTGCTTCAAATACAGTTGGAGTAGTCTTTACCGCAACTTCTACAGGCTCTGGAACTGGTAGCCTATGGGAAACGCTTGCTCCAGGCAATTTAAGATACTACTGGGTCAGAGCTGTTAAGAACGTAGGAACTGACGCAGCTAGTCAGTCCAACTTAGAGCCGAATGCTGACCCGAATACTACGGTATTTGCTACAGTCGGCAGGGTTGAATGGGCAGACGTTTCTGGCTCGACAGATGCACCAGCGGATAACGCAACCGTAGGGGCGCAGATATCTGTCAATCTATACGACGCCGATGGTTCTACGGTGATGAACCAAGCTGATGTGAAGAACTCAGTCTTGGCGCAAGAAATCCTGCAAGTCGAAATTGAGGCTGGTGAAGTCTTAGACTTAGAGACAGGCCAAAACGTAGACATCCAGAATCTCGGAGACGTGGCAATCTACGTTTCTAATCAAGATGCAGTGCTTCAGAGCAATATCAACACTGTTGCTAATTCGCTGTCAAACCTTGAAGACGTTATTGTTGATATCACGTCAGGAACGTCTGATATTTACATTCAGACAACGGCACCTGTTCCTGGGGTTGGTGGTATTCCAGACCCGATACCTGAATTTTCCCGATGGTATGATTCAGATGATGACAACAAACCATACTACTGGAACGGGACAGCATGGATTGATTTGTCTAACCCACAAATAGCCCAAAACGCATCTGATATCTCAAATCTTCAAACATCCTTATCAACGACCAACTCAAATGTCAGCAGTAATGCCAGCGCTATATCGGCATTAGATGCAACTACGATTTCACAAGGCAACTCTATAACGTCAATCGCAGCAGATGTTACTGCATTGGAGACAACGGTTGACGACCCTACCACCGGAGTTGCAGCAACATCAACGGCTTTGGGAAATTTAACGACTAGGGTCACGGCTGCCGAAGGGTCAATTACGACTAATGCTTCAGACATCACGACTTTGCAAACAGATGTAAGTACCGCTGAAGGAAATATTACCACCAACGCAAGTGCTATATCGGGACTCGATACACGAGTAACGACTGCTGAAGGCACTATTACAACGCAGTCTTCTGACATTACTGCCCTTGAATCAACGGTCAACGATGCCACGACAGGTGTTGCTGCGAACGCTTCAGGTCTTTCAGCACTGACGACTAGGGTTGAAGTTACCGAAGATGGTATTGATACGAATTCATCTGCTATTACGACGTTAGACGCGACTTACACAGAAGACCTTCACTTTAGGACTGAAGTCGAAGATGAAAGTGATGACCTGATTGATTTAGAGACTTCTGGGACAGTACAGTTACAAGATTTAACTGACTTTGTTGCCGGTTCATCAAGCGCAATAGATGCTTTGACAGTTCAGACTTTCGCCAATGAAAACGGCATTCAGACGCAAGCTATCCAGATTACTGCATTAGAATCTACGGTAAACGACCCGACAAACGGGGTGGTCGCTACCGCAGGAGCATTGTCCAGCCTTAGCACAGAAGTTAGTGTGATTGACGGGGTGGTTACTTCAACGGCTCAAGATTTGACGACGCTAACCACAACCGTTGGTCAAAATACTGCAAGCATTACAACGCAGGCTAATTCTATCAACGGGGTCGAGGCTAACTACTCAGTCAAGATAGATAACAATAATCGCATCACTGGGTTTGGATTATTGTCTACGACTGCTGGGGCAACGCCGTTTTCTGAATTCGCGGTAGTCGCAGACCAGTTCTCAATCGTTAGTCCTGACTCTACCGCTGACACACCAATTCAGCCTTTCACTGTTACGGCAAATAAAATTTATTTTGGTGCTGATGTAGTCGTTTCGGGTGATTTAATTTCTACTGGCACGATTTCAGCAGACAGACTACAGATAGACGGTGTGATGTTTGACACTGAGACAGTAGGCGGTGTCACAAGTCTTATCATCAAAGAAAGTGGTGTGAATACAAGTCAAATTGCAGAATCTGCGATTACCACTGCAAGGCTTTCAAACGACGCAGTAACGGTAGATAAATTTGCTAACACGCTTGAATCTACAAACTACAGCGCAGGGGCTGCTGGTTGGAGATTAACGACAGACGGAGATTTTGAAGCTGGTGCTGGTACGTTTAGAGGCGCTATAACAGCGACTAGCGGAGCTTTTGACGGGGCTGTTAGCGTTGGGACAACTGGCGCTTTCTACGGCGGCACATCAAACGCATTCAACACAGGGAAAGGGTTTTTCTTAGGTTATGACACTGGCGCTTATAAGTTAAGCATAGGCGATTCTTCTACGGGCAAGTCTTTGACGTGGGATGGAGATAAATTAAACGTAGCTGCAAATGCTGTTAGTTTCACTACAGGCGGCGAGCCAACTTATGATTCTAATTCTAGGGTTCCGATATCTGTTAGAAGTTCTGTTTTAGAGCTAACAAGCAATACTGAATATGTGTTCTTCGACAATCAGTTTGACCAAAACCTAACTTTATACGCTTCATTCTATGCTGGGCCTTTAACTTCTGGCGTTATCGCTGGGCTGACAAACGCGCAAAACGCAATCATGTCGCAACTGTCTTTACAAATTCAGTATGCGGAAAACGTAGGCGGTAGCCCAGGCACTTGGCAGAACTTTGGTTCGGCAGCTTTATCTAGCAAGAAATTTACTTCTAGTCAGTTAAATAGCGGTTACTATGTTAAAGTCACTGACTTGGGTAGTGGGAATTATCGCGCAGACCTAGCAACAGCATCGCAAGCAGCAGCAGATTTCACTGGCATCGGTTATTCCGATTACGCCTATGGGATTACCGACGAAGACTATTACATGACCGAACAGGTCACGGTCTACGGATTTCCTAAAGGCGAATATTTCATCAGAATTGTAGTTGCAGTCACGGATGGAAGTTATACGCCTTATCCGTCAACTGGCAGCCCTTCTTTGACTAACCCTAGAAGATTGTCAATCAACAACGCTTTGACGTATACCGATTCTGACCAAGGCCTATCAGCGGTTGCAAAAGGAAATCCGCAAACTTATTTCACAAGGTCAAATAACAGTACGCTGATTGACGGTGGAAATCTGACGATAGCCGTTCCAGAAGAAAATCCAATTAGTAATCAATATGGCGGTATTTTTATTGCTGGTCGCGGTGAAATAACACAAGCGGGCATAACACAACCTTTAGGTGGCATTTATTTTTATAATGGCGTTGACGATTTAGGCTCTGGCGCTGGTGATATCGGAAGCCCTAATCATGGCATAACTGTTCCGGCAACAGGCGACAGTTTAGATATAGAAGCTGCTGGCAATGGGATTAGATTTAACGGCGGTTATGGCTCAACCGGCGCGACTATAGACACGAATGGCAATATAAATACTGACGGAAGCATTGACGCTTCAGGCACCGTAACAGCAAGCAATCTATCGCTTGTTAATTCTGGGCCGCTAAGTACGACTTTTAGCAGTACTGGCTCAATTCAGCTTTATCTTGACGGAGGCGCTAACTCTTTTGGAATTTTGAATTTTGGCGACCCTGACGATAATAATGTTGGATATATACAGTATTATCATGCCGACAATAGCATGACGTTTAGGACGAATGCAGTTGATGCCTTAGTTTTAGATTCTAGCGGAAATGGTACGCTCAGAGGGACTTTGACTCAAAACTCAGATGCTAGACTGAAGTCTGATGTTAAAACGATAGACGGTAGCAAAGTATTTGATATGAGGGGTGTGACTTTCATTAAGAATGGCGAAAAGGGCGCTGGAGTTATAGCTCAAGAGTTACAGGAAATAGCACCAGAGTTGGTAAGAGAAGGTTCTGACGGTATTTTATCGGTAGCGTATGGAGATTTAATTGGCTATCTGATTGAATCAGTTAAGACTTTGAAGGACGAGATTGAGCATATTAAGGCTGACCAATCATAGAATTTGCCGTAAAATGACGGAATAGGAGACGAATAATGTCAAAGATTAGTGAATTATCAGACGGAGGCAGCATCCAGGCATCAGACTACCTAATTGCTGTCCGTAGCGGTGGAAATGTTAAGGTCCGAATGGACCAAATCAACGTTGACCAAGTAGACCTTGGCGACAATGAATTTATCCGTCTGGGTAATTCTCAAGACTTGACGCTTGTCCATAACGCTAGTAACTCAATTATCAACCAAGCTGGCATCGGTGATTTGCTGATTCAGAAGGCTGGTTCAACCAAATTGACGGTTAATTCCACAGGCATCGACGTAACGGGTACTTTGACTACAACAGGCAACGTCGGGATTGGGACTGCGACTCCAAGTGAAGTTTTAAACGTAAAAACAAGCTCTGGAAATTCTTACGTTGATGTAGAAAGAGCTACACAAGCACAAGGTGAAGTAGGTTTAAAAATATCTGGAGGAACTTCTGGCGCAGACTGGTTTGTGTATCAACCTGCTTCTTCTAATGACCTACGGTTTTACAAAACAGGCGACAAAGTAACCATCGACTCAAGCGGCAACGTCGGTATTAATGGAGCATCAGGTGGAGCTACGCTTCAAGTCAACCAAGCAACGGCGTCTTACATAGATATAAAGTCCGACAATGCGTTGCGAATGAGGATGTATGGCGATAGCAATCAAGCTATTTTGGTATCTGAAGGTGTCCCGCTAATATTTAAATATGGATCAACAGAAGCCATGCGCATCGCCAACACTGGTCAAGTACTTGTTGGCAGTAGCACAAGCCCAGCTTCTGGAGAAGTTAAACAAACTCTTGCCAGAGCCGGTTCTAGTTATCTTGAGTTTCAAAATACATCAGCAAATACTGGAAGCACCATTGGAACATCAGGTGAAAATTTCATTGTTTATACAAACTCAGGTGCTTTAGGTTCTGAAACATACACAGAACGCATGCGAATTGATGCAAGCGGCAATGTCGGGATTGGTACGGCGAGTCCTCAAACGACCCTTGATGTCAAAGGCACGTTTGCAATTAGCAACAGCACAACTAGCTACTGGGACTTTGATAGAGATGACAGCGACGGGTCATTGAAGATTGCTGACACTGGCACCGAACGCATGCGTATCGATGCCAGCGGCAACGTCGGGATTGGCACGACGAGTCCACGTAGAAAACTAGAGGTTTCTGGTGTAGCAGGAGCAAATGTCCTACAGTCTCAAGATACTGCTGACAGTACTAACTTCTTACGTATGTATGCTGATGTAGCTAGCGGAGCTGCTATTAACGTCAATACTGGCGGTGTTATTCGCTTCTGTCACTCTGCTGAAGACTTTACGAGCTTTTCAGAAGCCATGCGCATCGATGCCTCGGGCAATTTATTGGTGGGGACTACTAGTTCAAGTAATACACCATCGCAGGGCATTGCTTTGATGCAAAACACTAGCGTCGGAAGCATTGGCATTGGTCATGCGAACGGCACATCAAGCGGTAACGGTTATATGAATTT